GATGTCTGTATAGTTCGGGGGAGTTTCATGCAGGTTATTTTGTATAATCTTTACGCTGGTGTTTCTCCATGTCCCTTGCTAACAGGACAAATTATTTTATCTGTTGTTTTAAAAACGAACAGCTTGGTGTCGTGTTAGCCAATTGACCACTACATTACCATGACCGACCTAGCCTTGTCAACTAGGAAGGTACAGGTAAGTATTTTAATTATTTTCTTTGCTCTACTGAATCAACCCATAAAAGTAAATCTTTTGCTACTTGTTTGGCTTGGTCTTTTGTTAGATGAACAGAGCTAAATAATTTCTTTAAAAACATTTGACCTTTGTCATTTTCATCAGTCTCGTCTTTAAAAAAGTTTCTTTGATTTATACTAATCATTACACCATGCTCAACTCCACCTGAGAATTGATTTAAGTTTACACCTTCAGCTTTGGTTTCTATTTCTGTTGACATAAGTATCTCCTATTTAATAATTTCGATTTGATATTTAACATGGTCATAGTTTTGTCTATAAGGTTTAACAGAAATAACTTTAGAGCCTTTTCTATATAACTTATAAACATCATTTTTATGAGAATAATTAGATAACAAACGATAGTTATGTTCAGTTAAGTATTGTTTAACATTCCAGAGAGTGTTAAATATCATTAGCTTCTTAGCTTTACTATCTTTAATAGCTTTCATATTCACAAGACCATTCGGATTTTCACATTGTTTTTTCATAAAGTAAGTACCTTTAAAATGACTGAGTGAGCAGTCGTTAGTTGCCGAGCATTGTACTACCAAGTGCTACCCCTTGTCAAGAGGAATAGCACAGGTAAGTATTTATATGCTAGGATAAACCTTTTATAAAATCAGTAAACTCATCATCCCAATCGTTGTAGAGTTTCTTGACATCAAAGTATTTTTCAAGACCTGTGGTGTAATCACTGAAACAATCTACACCTTCGTTATAGACTTCCCACATAATTACATGGTCTCCACAGTAGTATTGTTTTGGAAACTCTTTAATGATTTCATCATCACTCAAAGAATTTAAATACTCTTTATAATTTTCTCCGAGAATATATTCTTCAGGATTTTCAATAAACTCTTGTTTAATTCTAGCAATCAAATCTTTGTGTTCTACACACCTATCTTCATGTTGAATTATTATGTTTCCACCACGAGGGTCAAGTTCAACTTCTTTAAAAGTTTTAATAAGTGCATCTTGGTCATAACCCCAAGGCACAATCATATCTTCACAACCATAATTCCAAAGCTCATAAGCATTGGCTCTAAACATAAGTTTATGGTTTTCAAGTTCAGTCAATATTGTTCTAAGTAAATTTTGCATAAATTTCCTATAAAAAGTTAATAAAAGTCGTGGCAGTCCTACCACAATTGCCGAGCAGTGTACCACCTTGCTGAATTCAAGTCAACAAGGAAGGCACACATAAGTATTTATATTTACGCAGTTTCCCCCCAAAACCATTCGTTGTAAGTTTTTTCGTTGTCCTCGATACAAGTATTACATACATAATTATTATCGTCAGCGTAATATTCGCCATACTGATAAACTATATATCCACCTGTTTCTTTGAGCTCATTGACAACTTCCGCCCCAAAATCGGAAGGAAGTTTACACATTTCACAAACGCATATGTTTTCATTTATTTCCATATCAAGTCTCCTCGATTATAATTTACATCTGCAGGATTAGATTCAAAACCATAGTTTTTCCACCAACCCCTGCTCTTTTTATACCTACCTGTTTCAGCGTAAGTCTCTGAACTAGCGTGAGTTCTTGCATCACAGTGCCACTGAACAAACGCTTGTGTTTTAAATTTAGCAAGGGGCAGTCGAGCTCTGTGAGATTTTGAACGAATAAACACCCACTTTCGACCAACCTTGATATCGTATAATTTCATACCATATTTTCCTTGAAACCAAGTTCGGTAGTGGTCAGACATTTGAGGATTCAAAAGTCTTTCCTGCCTAGTTTCGCTAATTTTGTCAATTAAAATTTCCAATTTACACCTCCATAAAGTTAAAGTTATTTTCGTTGATGCCATTATCAATGCTTTCCATGTGGTCAACAACTTCGTTGACATCATAGTCTACTTCGTTTCCAGCATCATCAGAGCTATCGAACAAGTCATACTCGTCTTGTTCAGCATTCAAGTCCACCTCTTTCAGAGGTTCGTCAGAGTAATACTCCATTTCGTCTTGCAAATGTTTATTTCGCATAATGTTTTCCCCGAACTCAAAAGTCCGAATGAGCAACCAACGACATTGCTGATTGCCCAACAACCATGACAAATTGAGCAGAAGTTGTCAAGAAGGAAGGCACACGTAAAGATTTTTATTTACGTAGCGATTCTTGTGTAAGTTTTATGTACGATTTCTCGTAAATATTTACGTGTATTTTACGTAAAGTCGTGCTCGTTTCTGTGCTGAAAAGTTGGAGTGAAATCTTATGTGTGCACGTGCGTAAACACACACGCATATATACTTACACGCCTAGCAGCGTAAAGATTTATGGGAATAAAAAATTAAAGTCTTAATAGACTTTAGGGATTTTGATAGTTTCGTGGCTTTTTTGGGGCAGTTTTGGGGCAGTTTTACTTTCTTCACGCAGGAAGAATAATATTCTACGCATGGAAAGGGGTTGACAAATTTTGATGAGCTGATATTGTGGGGTTGATTTGGCAATGTCGCCAAGTCTTTTAGCCTTAAGGCTAGGGAGAATTTTCCACATGGCAAATTCAACACAAATAAATGACAACTTCGTTGTCGAAAATCCAACTGACGTAGCTACCTATGGTATGGTTCGCAAATTGGCTTCTTACTTCAGTAAGTCCACTAAATGTCCTTCGGACATCAAATGGGGCACTCTGCATGGTCATTTCTTGCAGAAATTGAATGACAAAAAAGAACCTTTGGTTCAAGGGGAAGTGGCTCGACTGCTTACTCTAAAGAGTATTCCTGCCAAGAACTTGAAAGCCATGCGTTCCTACAAGAAACTTGTAGCTATCAAGAGCTAAACGTAGTTTAGTTTTTCTAAAGCCCCTCATTCGAGGGGTTTTTTTTGTCCAAAATTCCTACACAAAAACACACACGTAAACACACGCCTTTTGGCTTGGGTATTCCTGCCGAGCTTTGCCGAGCTACGCATGAAAGCTCTGCTTTACAAGGCTCTGTGGTGCTCTGTGTGAACGTGTAATGCATGACACGACCATTGCCCTTAGTTTCCGAAGGAAAACTCCTAGAAGGCTCGAGAATATAACAATGCTTGGTAAACTCTGCAGAGTTTATTTTTTATTGTATAGGCTCTATATTTCTCTGAAATCTCTGTAAACTTGGAATTTTAGCTCTAAAGAGCTAGGAAAACCTTGTAAAGCTTACTTAAATTCATAGAATTTACCCCCCACCCCCTGCTAAACTCTGCAGAGTTTACTAGGCTTAAGGGGTAGGCAGGACACCCACCCCACCCCCTATACATATATGCACATACTTATACATTTTAAGCTAAATTGGTTGTTAAGGAGTTAGGTCGGGCTCGACAGGTTTTGACAGGTTAGGTCGGGTTCAATAGGTCTCTGAATTATGTATTTAACCCCGGCACACCTAATGTTATTATAGATGTAAATTTCACTTTTGTCAAGCATTATTTATAATAATTTTTATACACTTGACAAACCTTAATAGAATGTGTATAATAAATGCTATGAGTTTACCAGCTACTAGAAAATTAACAGAAAAACAACAAAGTTTTCTTGACAATCTTATAGAAACAAAAGGAAACTTAAAACTTTCAGCCGAACTTGCAGGGTATTCAGGAAATCACTACCAAATAATTAAAAGTCTAAGACAAGAAATAGTGGATTTAGCCAGTGACGTACTTGCAAGGGAAGCCCCTACAGCAGCTTTTAAACTCGTTGAAGTTATGCAAAGCGAAACTGCAATACCACAAGCTAACGTTAAGCTTCAAGCAGCCCAAACAATTCTTGATAGAGTTGGTTTAGGTAAACAAGATAGAATGGAAGTTAATCATAATGTTGGTGGGGGTATATTTATATTACCTGAAAAACAAGTAATAGATATAGAAGCAGAAGATGGAGACTATGAAGATATTTCTGACTGAAATCGAAGCCTATGGAACAACCTTTGCAGGTCCTAACATTGTAGCTTCATCCTATGAGAAAGCAGAAATAGCTGCAGCACAGAATCATTTGGTTGTTGTGGGTGAGTTAGACAGCATTTATGTAGATGATGAGTTAGAAAAAGAATACTTAAATACAATACCTAAAGAAGAAGATAGGACAATACACTAATGGCAACAAAAAAGAAATCAACAGTAAACAAAGCAGGTAACTATACAAAACCTACTATGCGTAAAAGAATATTTAATCGTATTAAAGCAGGTAGTAAAGGTGGTAAAGCTGGGCAGTGGTCTGCTCGTAAAGCACAGATGTTAGCTAAAGCTTACAAAGCTGCCGGTGGAGGTTATAAATAATGACACTTAAAAAACCTCAAAGGTCTTTAAGACAATGGACTCAACAAAAGTGGACAACTTCAGATGGGTCTAAAAGTGAAGGTAAAAAAAGATACTTACCTAAAAGAGCTTGGGAAAATTTATCAGCCTCAGAAAAAGCTTCAACCAATGCAGCAAAAGCAAAAGGTAATAAACAAGGTAAACAACATGTACCCCAACCAAAAAAAATAGCAAAGAAAACAAGGAGTTATAGATAATGGCAGACCCAAGATTAAAACGAGCAGGTGTTAGTGGTTTTAATAAACCTAAAAGAACACCGGGACACAAAACAAAATCTCATATTGTAGTTGCTAAAGAAGGCGATAAAATTAAAACAATACGTTTTGGACAAAAAGGAGCTTCAACAGCAGGTAAACCTAAAGCAGGTGAATCAGCACGTATGAAAGCAAAACGTAAAAGTTTTAAAGCTCGTCATGGTAAAAACATTGCTAAAGGTAAAATGTCAGCAGCTTACTGGGCTGATAAGGTAAAGTGGTAATATGAGTAAACAAATAGGCAGTGACGAAAAACCAATAACATTTAGGTCACCAATATATAAAAATACACACGGAAGTAAGGGTGCTAATCCCAGACCAGGATTTTATACACAAGACTATAGAGATAACTGGGATAGAATATTCGGTAAAAAGAAAACCGAGGAGAACAATAATGACAATGATTAAAAGATGGTTAAAAAAAATAAAAAACTTTTTAACTCCAAAAAAACAAACAACTAAAAGGAAAACAAATGTTAAAAGAACTACTAGAAAAAAAAGTAAATAGTCTTATTAATACTAATGAACTTACAGACATGCAAGTCTGGGGTGTTATGTGTGGTATAGGATTTATTTTAGCTTTAATAATTAGTTGGATTATTTAAGTGGTCGTGCCCGAAGGGTATATAAAAAAGAAAGGAAGCACAATTCCTTTTGGGTATAGACTTAGTAATTCTACTAAAGGTTATTTAGCTCCTATTCCGGAGCAACTTTCATTATTACAAAAATATATTAATTCAGTTTTAGCTGAAGAGTTGTCTCTGCGTGAAGCATCAGCTAGTTTATCTATAGAAGCTAAAAGAAAAATAAGTCATGTTGGCTTATCAAAGTTAGTACAAAAACAAAATTTAACTCCAAAATATAGATATTCTAAAGAACAAAAACGTAAAAACGAACTAGCTAAACAAAAAAAAGAATTAGCAAAAGCTAAGAAAAAAGTTGCATATAAAGAAGCAAAACTTAAAGCTGAAGAATTAGTTATTAAAAAAGCAACAGAACAAACACCTTCTAATATTGTTACAGAAGAAGAACTAGAACAGGTTGCTCCTTCAGTACAAGAAATTATAAAAGATTCAAAAGTTATTTTTCACCCTAACGAAGGTCCTCAAACAGACTTTCTTGCTGCAGATGAAAAAGATGTACTTTATGGTGGAGCTGCTGGTGGTGGTAAATCGTATGCAATGATTATTGACCCACTAAGATATTGCCACAAAAAAGCTCATCGTGCTTTAATCCTTAGACGTTCTATGCCAGAACTTCGTGAAATGATTGATAAAAGCAGAGAACTTTATCCTCTAGCATTTCCGGGTGCTAAGTTTAGAGAAGTTGAAAAGCTTTGGAACTTTCCGAGTGGTGCAAAGGTTGAGTTTGGTTTTCTTGAAAGAGATGCAGACGTATATAGATATCAAGGACAAGCATACTCTTGGATAGGCTTTGATGAGATTACTCACTTGCCCACAGAGTTTAGTTGGAACTATCTAGCTTCACGACTTAGAACAACTGACCCAGAAATAAAAACTTATTTACGTTGTACTGCTAACCCCGGTGGTGTTGGTTCTCATTGGGTAAAAAATAGATATATTTTACCAGCAGAACATAATTCTAGTTTTTTAGGTAAAGATGGTCTTACTCGAAAGTTTATACCAGCTAAACTTGCTGATAATCCGTACCTCGCAGAGGACGGAGTTTATGAGCAAATGCTTAAGTCTTTACCACCAACTCAACGTCAACAACTTCTTGAAGGTAATTGGGATGTAGCAGAAGGAGCAGCTTTTACAGAATTTGAACCTTTAGTTCATGTTATTACTCCATTTGAGCTTCCTCTTCATTGGGAAAGAGTAAAAGGTATTGACTATGGTTATGCATCAGAATCTTGTTGTTTATGGGGAATAATGGACATAAATGACGGCACATTAATAATTTATAGAGAATTATACAAAAAAGGCTTGACAGGTGAGGAATTGGGTAGTATAATAACAGATATGGAACTTGAAGACCCTTATTCGGTCTCAGGTGTTTTGGATACAGCAGCGTGGGCTAGAACAGGTACTACAGGTCCAACAGTTGGAGAGTCTTTAGTTAGACAAGGACATAAATTAAGACCTGCTGATAAAAATAGAATACAAGGTAAAATCCAAATACATGAGTTCTTAAAGGTACAAGAAAATGGTAGACCAAAGTTACAGATATTTAATACATGTCCTAACTTAATAAGAGAATTACAAAGCATACCACTTTCTAAAACAAATCCTGAAGATGTAGATACACATGCTTCAGACCATGCATATGATGCATTGCGTTATATGATAATGAGTAGACCTAGAATGGTTAGTACTTTTGATAGATTAAGAGGGTTAAAACGAGATATTCATCAACCTTCCGACTCAACATTTGGATATTAAGTTTATGGCAGATAGTGACAATACATTTTTAAATGCTGATAATCTCTACGAAGAAGTAGAAGGTGAGGCTGGAAAATCATTAGAACTAGAGTTTGACCAACAACTTAATCTTGTTGGTATTATTAAAGACAGATTTAGATTAGCAGAAGATGCTAGACAAACAGATGAAACTCGTTGGCTTAAAGCTTACGAAAACTACAGAGGACTTTACAACAAGTCCATTAAGTTTAGAGACTCAGAAAAGTCTCGTATCTTTGTAAAGATTACTAAAACAAAAGTACTTGCTGCATTTGGTCAATTAATTGATGTAATTTTTGGTACAGGTAAATTTCCTATTGGTATTGCAGAAACTAAAATACCAGAAGGAGAAAGAGAACATGCTCATTTAGATATTCAAACAGGTCCTCCGGGAATTGAAAGCCCAACAGGTATGCCTGATGATATTGGTAACAGAATTGATAATCCTTATGAAATAGGTTTTTCTGGAGACGGTAAAGTTTTAAAACCCGGTGCAACATTAGGCAAAGGGTTATTTACAGATAGTCTTGAAAATCAAATTGAAGGTCAGCTTGTTGATGGACTTAGTCCTAATCCACAAGCATTAGAAGTTTCTCCAGCAGAAAAAGCTGCAAGAAGAATGGAAAAACTTATTCATGACCAAATAGATGAATCAAAAGGTTCGTCAGAAATTAGAAATGCTCTTTTAGAATCTTCTTTACTTGGTACAGGGATTGTAAAAGGACCATTTAACTTTAACAAAAAACTTCACAAGTGGGATACTGGTGAAGATGGGGAAAGAACTTATAATCCATTAGAAGTTAGAGTACCTAGAATTGAGTTTGTTAGTTGTTGGGATTTTTATCCAGACCCTGCAGCTACTAGCATTGAAGAATGTGAATATGTTGTTCATAGACATAAAATGAACAAAAGTCAATTAAGACAATTAAGAAACATGCCTTACTTTGACGAAGATGCAATTCGTACTTGTATTCAGCTAGGTCCAAACTATGAAGAAAAAGATTTTGAATCTTCATTAAAAGACGATATTAGGTCAGATGAATATCAATCTAATTTTGAAGTAATTGAATACTGGGGAATCATGGATGCAGAATATGCACGTGAAGTCGGTATAGAACTTTCAGATGATATTGATGATTTAGATGAAGTTCAAGTTAATGCTTGGATATGTGGTAATAGTTTATTAAGAGCAGTGGTTAATCCATTTACTCCTTATAGAATACCTTACCACGCTTTCCCATACGAAAGAAACCCATATAACTT